TGACCTTTTCCGTACTTAACGGTTTTGTCAGTGGTTGATAAAAACCATGGACAATCTACAACCAGCTTTCTCCATTGGAGAGCTAATTGTTCACCATATGCGTGTTTTAATACTAAGTATTGATATCGCGCTGGTAGATTGTCAGTGAACTCAGTCGCGTCAAGCGACACAATGTCCACTAACTTGTCACGTGGTAACCGTGTTATAGACCGGAAACCTTCATCGTGACTGTAGTAAGCCATGGATTCTCCAAAAAAGCTAACGCTTAATTTGAGAACATTCTTAGCAAGAGATGCTAATAAAGACTGTGTCCAGTAATCACTGATTGCTATGACACGCGATTTATTCCCTTTATCGGGAAACGCTACCATTTTTCTAAGCCTAATAGGCTTTTTAAATTTTTTAGAAGAAGGTAATTGTTCGTACTGTTTTGCACAGTACTCCAAATACTTTAAGAAATGAGTATTGTCAGTTAAAACACAATAATCTTTGATTATTTTGTGATAATGACTATTACAAATTTCCCAGGCCTCTGCTTGACGGCTCAGTAGTGATACTTTTCCGTTTGGTCCATTGGCGCAACTAAAATGAGGTACGGCATCAAGCACATTACTAATGTTGCTTTCTAAATTTTCAAACCTCCTAAATTTCTCCTTAAGAAATGTTTCGAACTCTCGTTCCATTTCTTTATCGAGGTTATATGTTTTCTGAAGATTTGTTGTCTCCAAATCACAATAACCGAAGCACACATTATTTAGTTTAAATAATGTTCGGAGTAATCTAATTACTTCCGCTTCTAAAACCAATGTTGGATCCGTATTCGGGTCCATGTTTTGGTTGTTTAGTTCAGAGAGTTCCTTTCTATTTTTTCTATAGTCAAGAACTTGATGGTAGAGTGGACGTAATGCGCCTAACTTGTTAGGCCATTTATCCGTTTTACCTATGGAAAAGTTTGGCGAAAGTTCGTCAAACCGTTCATCCAAGAGTAGATTGCAATGGGAAACCATTGCTTTGAATCTTTTGGTTCCTTCTGAT